CTAATTCGGGTTTACCACAATCACTGTCTCATCATCATCATTGATAATGATATAGCTAAAGTCCACATATCCTGGAGATCCCACATAACGAGAAACCAGGCTAAACTTGACTTTATCGGGATACTCATGCAGGTCATCAGGACATTTGGGCAATGATCCTGGAACAACTGGATACTGAACGCTTGACGCTCCGGCTGCGGTAGTAAACTCCAGATACAAATTCCCTGCCCCGGCCAGGATGGTCAGGAGAGGAGCAAACTCACCCGGAAGTAAAGAAGCCGAAAGCTCAAAGGTATCCTCACGATACGCGTCTCTTCTATGCAGCCGGGATGGATCAAAAGCGTTGCGCTTCTCAAGCCGATATTTCAAGCCCGGATCATACTCTATTTGCCCATTGCCACAGAGATAATACGTCACAGTACTACCATTCTGACGGATCAGCCGCCATCCGTTTATAGCTGCCATGCTTTCACCTTATATTCATCATTGATATAGTCTCTCTCGATCTCGGTAATGGCATAAACCACGTCCCGGATCTGGATTTTGCCCTGCAAGGCAAGATCATATTTATCAAGCCGATCTATTACCACATCTATGCTCCATTTGTTGCCATAAAACGCTATCAAGTGCTGCCGGATTAACGTCCTCAGGCGCTCCGTATCACCGGATAGCACATCCAGATTGCTCATATCCGGCACTTCCTGATTGCCTCGTTTTATCGACATCGAGACCACATCGTCATCATCTATCTCTACCACTGTGGATGAATATGATCCCTTATTCGCCAAGATAATCCGGCCAATGGCATCAGTATATAGCGTAGCGTTGTAAAATAGCAGCATAGCCTGTATAGCCTTCAAGTTCTCCGTAGCCTCATCCTGATTTGTCTCATAGCCCTTCCCAAGCTGAAGTCGGGAAGGATACAGGTTCCCGTAGCACGTGGCTTCCGCCCAGTTGTTTACCAGGTGGCTGCGGCCGTAGGCTCTGCTGTCAATAGTTCCGCCCACACTCAAGGAGTTTAGATTGGCCGCAGATATCCCGTTTTGGGAAAAGAAGGCCAGAAGCTCATTGTAAGGGGATACTAAGCCGTCAGAATCGTATATCCACCCGGTCTTTTGCTCATACTCATCAACAACTGGACATATCGAATTGTAGAAGTCATAAATGCGTCCTCTCAGCCGCATCTGATAGGCCTCTCCGCCGCCATCACTGGCCGTCACCACTACCTTGTGAGCGAATACAAAGGTAATCCGGTTGCTTGGCGCGTAGATGATATATCCAAACAAAGGGGTTGCCCAGCTTGACGCGTGGTAGCTATATGTCCAGCCACCGGCATTGACTGGCAGCAATCTCATATCATCATATTCCACTCTGGCTATAACCACCGGTGCAGACATAGGAATATCAAGCGTGGGCAAGGCAAACTGAGTGCTAAAGGGGATGTTCACAGGGATCGCCTGCCGGATATCCTGGATAAAATAGGACATTACCCAGGAAGGAAGGTAGCCGGAAGTCAGATTGTAGCTATGAGTAAGGTCGGAAAAAACAGACAAAAGCTTGATCTTATCGTAACAGGTGAACTTCAGGATCCCGCTGGCCACGTCATAACTGATATGTGAGGTCACGATAATCCCGGCAAAAAAGAGCGCATTATCACGATAGATCTTAACTTCATAGTGACTGATGTACCGATCATGCTCATAATCTCCGGATAAGATGTAATCCTGGATCCAAGTTGTGGGAAAGCACTCAAAAGTCACTCTGCGCGGTTCACGCGTATAGTTGGATACAGACATCAGCTTCTCAGAGGACACGCTGAGGCTGATGATCTTACGGTTGGCCGCGGTATCCACCAGGCTGTGCTTTACCTGGTTATAATCAGCCGCATCGGTCTTTCCCTGGATAAACTCCACCTTGAAGAGGTTCATTAGACTTCACTCCTCATAATCTTGCCGGAATCGGCTATTTCAGACACCCTCACCGGATCATTTGAGAGTGGATCAATATGTATATCGAACTTCACATTCTTATCCACTAAAACGCCCATCTTCTCATTGATGGCTTCCATGATGCCAAGCAAGCCATTGCCTCCCACAGATCCACCACCCGCATAAGACAAGACCGGGCCGTCCGGCATCGGAATACTGGGCGCGGTAAATCCGCTAAAAGCCTTTTTCACCTGATCCAGAGGGGCAAAGTTTAGGAAATCAAACAGCCCTTTACCAAGCGCGCGAACGCGATCTTTAGCTGTAACATACTCATCACCTTCGGCCTCGATAAGGATCCCGCCATTACTGTGCGAATTGCCCACCAAGAGGCCACCGGTAGCGGCTTTGGGAGGGGAAGTATTCATGATAGCTGCCACATTGGCAAGTCCAGCACCAACCGCGGCTGCGGCCGCGGCAATAGCCAAGCCTGGCCCCACCACCGGAATCCCGGCCATAGCTTTATAAGCTGCGTTTGCGGAAGCATAGGTATCCACCATAGCCTGCGCCATAGACATCTGCTTCCAGATCATAAAGCCTTTTTTGCCAAAGACCTCTGATGCCTTAGCCAAATCACTGAACGTTCGGGACAGTCCCTGTAGTGACCTGTCTGCATATTGGTCTTTGATTCTCTGTTTCGCTTGCTCAGACTGCTCTGTTATCTGCGCTTCGGTATATCCGGCTGCAAGCAGTTTATCTATTCGCTGAGCATAGTAGTTATCTATAGCATTAAGCTGAGCCTGCATAGTATTCCCAGCTATGTCCAGTCCCCGCTGTTCAAACTCAAAGCGGACATTCTCAAGCTCCTGCAAGCGCCTGGCTTCATCTTCCAAAGCTTTCTTTTTGGCTTCATCCTCAAGCTCCAAAGCCTTTATCCTGGCCTCAGCCGCGTCCTGCTCCACCCGGATAGATTCTTTAGCATAGTGATCCCGGATCGATTGCAATAGCTCCTCAGAAGCGGCCAATGCCTCAGCTTTAGCCAATTCCGCATCGCGCTGAACCACAAGCTCTGCTTGCCGGCGGGCTGTAGCGTCATCAATCGCAAGCACATCATAGCGCTGCTGTAGTAATCGCAAAGCCTCCAGCCTTCGCTCTTCAGCCTTAGCTTCAGCATCCGTTCCAGCCCCAGCTCCGGAGCCAGATCCACTACCTCCGGAAGTTATCGGGACTTTGATGGAGGCTGCGGCATCCATGGCTTTCTTCTGAAAAGCCCCTATCCTACGTTCAAGCTCCTCAATAGCCTCATTTGTGGTTAAGAGCTTGAAAGCAACACCTGAAGCATAGCCTTCCGCGTCTTGGAACATGCCTTTTACGTATCCGGCTCCTTCCGGGTCATTAGCCCTTAGCTCAGTGATCAGTCCGTAAAGCTTGGCCATCTGATCACTGTATTGATTCAGGGCTTTCTCTTGCACCTGAGCCTGCATCTTGGCATACAATGCTTCACGGGTCTGATTGATTGCTTTACGAACCTCATCATGATAACCCCTTTCCATGTCCAGATTGCGCAAATACTCAGGATACTGCCTCTTTATATCTGCTATGGTGCGGGAGAGTAAAGCCTGCTCTTCAGATGTTCTATTCGTCTTTTTGGCCAGGTTTTCATAGGTGGCTACCAGGTTCTCAAATTGAGATATAGATAAAGCCGCTTCTTGGCGAATAGAGAGCAATCCATCGCTCAATTCCTCTGCATGAGGCACTGAGGCCGCAATAGCAAAGCCTACTGTGGTAACAGCCCCAGCCACCAAAGAGAGGATCCCAGTAACAGGATTTATCGCTATCTTCAGCGCGTTCACAGCTGCCACCAGCGCGGTGACGGCAGTAGCCAGAGAGACCACCACCGGGATAGCCAGGCCCACGCCTGTCACAAAGCCTTTCATCACCGGGGAGAGGTCGTTGTAGATATCCATAAGCCACTTGAGGCCTTTCAGCAGAGGATTGACCAGGGTCTCCAGCATGCCGCCGATAGTTTCCCGGATATCACCCCAAGCGTTTGCGTTTTGCGTCCTGAGATCGGCCAGAGCTTCCGCGGTGCCGCCATAGTCTTCACCAAGCTTTTCTACCAGGTAGGCCACGCCTTCCGTTTTCAGGCGCACATCATCAAGTTCAATGCCATAGCGCCCCAGCATATCGGTGTGTCCGTTCAAGGCCCGGCCCATCAGGTCAAAAGCGCTTTCAATGGTCATTCCGGTGGCTTTATTTGCTTCGGCAAAATCCAGCAGAACGGGAACTAATTGCTTAATCTCATCCTTGGTGAGTTTAAAAGTCTGTTGTAGCTTAGCCATCAGTGGAATCAGCCGCTCATCCCCGAAATTGGTCACACCCTGCATTTCCGAGGCAAATCCGGCCATCTCGGCAGCAGCCTCACCAAATACGTGCGTGGCCAATTGCATGGCTTGCTTTTGTCTGAGGTTAGCATCCAAGAGGCCGTTGATCTGAGTGGTTACGGCGCGAAGCACCTGCCCCACGCCGTCTATTGCTATTTTGACATCACGGATAGTGGCCAAAGCCTGGTCTGCTGTGATCTTGACCACCTTGGGCTCTTCTACCTTCTGTTGTACTTCATCCAGGTCGTGCTTTACCGCCCGGATCTTCCCGTTGGCATCGGTCTTAAAGGTGTAGAAGCTACCCTTTTCACCCTTAGCCTTCAGCTCATCCAGGGTTTCGGTCACACGCTCCAGTTTGCCGTGGGTGCTATCGGTATCCACCACCAGCTTAAAGACTATCTCACGCATCCGTCCTCCTGCCGTTGTCTATGTGAACGCACAGGCGCTCATAGAGCTCCGGCATGCTTAATGCGTCAAAATCCAGCGCGGTGTAGCCCAGGGAGCGCATAGTTACCTCGAACCGGGTGAGTTCGTTGTCTTTGCGTTTGCTACCGCTTTTAATCCGATACTTTCGAGCCAATGCGCGAATCTCGGCTTGTTGGCTCTGATGTATGCGAAAAAAGAGGCTATATACTCCAATGCCTCAATGGCGTCGAGGGTGTCAGGATCCTGCCCGCTCAAAATGCGGATAATATCCTTCTCCACCTCGGATTGATAGATCAGATCCAGCAGGTCGGATTCGCTGATGACTTTGGTGCTGCCATTCAGCAGATCACCCAATCTGGTGCGAATCTCGCCATTGGTGAGGGTGAGCGCCATGATTTGGCGCAGCTGGCCGTAACTAAGCTTGATATCAACCATTATTCGCCACCTTCGCCGCCTTCGCCTTCATCTTCCCAGGGCGGAGTTTCACCCTTCGTAGGGTCATAAGCGGGTACCGTTTGCGCCCAGATCCGATCTTTGGTAGCTCCGGTGATTTCTGAGCTGATAGTAATGCTCCAGAGCCCGTCAGCTTCGGCAGACCAATCCACAGTCCAGCGCATACCGCTGAACACCACGATCGGAGAGGGAAAGTCAAACTCTTGCGGCTCATATACATTCGCCAGCAACAGTTCATTTTTGCACAGGAGGATTGTGATTTCCTCGCCACTGAAGAGCTTGCTTTCAAAGTAATCCTTCTGCTTTGCACTCAGTCCGCACAGGTTTAGCTCCACTGTGCTGTTTCTACGCCCAGGTATCATGTAGTTGCGCGTCTTGAGTTTATTGACCTTGCTGTCCACTTTGCCGGGCATTTCAGCCAACTCGCCCAGCGGGATAAAAATATCTCCACCGCTAAGGTAATATGCCAAATACCATGCGTTATCCAGCATTTGCGTGATCTCTATCTCGTATTCATCCAGTTCACCCAAGGCAAAGAAAGCGCGATCACCCACCATGGTGGGCTCCAGCGCGTCCAGCAGCAGATCTTCTTGCTCTATTTCATCAGGAAGTTTAAGTCCCATTGTGTTCTCCAGTAAATTGTGGGGCAGCCGGCTTACCGGCCGCCCCATGGTTTAGTCAGTAATGCCCTTCAGCAAGAATACCTTGCCGTTGGTGCTGCCACTGAATTCCGTAGAAATCACGACTGTCCAGAGCCCGTCAGCTTCTCCGCTCCAGTCCACAGTCCAACGCATACCGTTGAAGATGGTGGCGCGGTCACGTTCTTTGCTCATGCAGAGGATAGTGATCTCCTTGCCGCTGAAAAGGGAGCCCTCAAAGTAGTCCTTTTGCTTGGCGCTCAGGCCGTTCAGGCTCAGCTCCACCGTGCTGGTGCGCTTGCCGGGAATCATGTAGTTGCGCGTTTTGAGCTTGTTTACCTTGCTATCGGTCTTGCCGGGGTTTTCTGCCAGCTCACCGATGGCTTTCATAAAGGTGCTGATCTCAGTGATCATGGCGGTGCGGGTGGCGAACTTTGTGGCCACTTCTGCGCTGGTGTATGCTCCCAAACCAAAATACACTTCATCCGCGATAAAGGTGTCGATCAGGGCAGCAAACAACAGGTCAGTGGCTGTGGTTCCGGAGGCGAAGGTTGGCGCAGTTAAGGGAGGCATTAGAGCACCACCTTTACGAGCTTAGTGGCTGCCGGCACCAGCATCTTGCGATTCTTCCACACAAATTCCACAGCGCCGCCTACGGAGCCAAAGACCTTGTTAATCAGCGTTTTTCGCTTGTTAGGCAACGAAAGATTGATTTTGTTGATGGCCAATTCCTTTTTGGCCGCATCATCCAGATTGCGCGTCTCCGGACCATTGGCAATATCCTGGGCGATATCCAGGATTTGATGCAAAACAGCCATCAGCGCCGCGCGATTCACGCTTTTCTTCCAGATCAGGGCAATGAGCCAGCTGATCACCAGGGAAAGAACGGTTACAACGAGTTCCTGATTGTTTGTCATGAAGTCCATTTGTTACCTCACATTCTCATGAAAATTAGGTTTAAGTGGGTAGATACGGTAGAACTGGCGCGCTTTACCCAGATCACGCCTTGCTTATACGTTGGTAGCTTGAAGGGGACTCCAGGCTGTATCCAGGCATATGGTTTAGCAGTTGCGTAATACAGGGAATCAGGAGAGATGGCGATTGATCCGCTATCGGCTATTGCCCATACCTCCATACACCTATCCGGCAAAGTGATTTTGTGCCACAGCGTGTCTGCCGCCGGAGAATAGCGCTGGGCACTCCAATCACGGAAGAATTGCATCTCCTTCTTCCTGGAGTCCACAGGCAGGGTCTGCGCTGCCAGGCTCACCACCAGAATGGCGGTGAGCAGCAGGCATAAGATGATGAATCGTAGTGTTCTCATGATTAGCCTCCTCAGGCAATTTGGAATACTTTGACGAAGCCGTCAACGTAGGTGATGCCGGGACGGACGCGGATGTACCAGTGGTACTTCCAGTCACTTCCGTGATGCTCCACCTTCAGCTCGGCATCGGTGCGATAGCCCAGGATGATGAACTTGGGCAGGCCGCCGATAATGTAGTTGTCAGGCATCAAGCGCGGTTTGACGGGAATGCCGGCAAAAGAGACGTTTCCGCCTTCCAGGAGGAAGCGATCTCCGGCGTTGGTCTCACGGCGCGCGATCTCACTACGGATGCGCACCAGGTCTTTATGGGAGACGTAGAACTTGAAGTTTTCCTGGTCCTCCAGCATGGCATCAGAGAAGCCCAGGAGAGCGGCTTCAAACTTCTCATCCCAGTTCACGTTTTCGTCAGGGTCGATACTCACCACCTTGCTGCCGGCAGTGGCCAGCTTGATGATGCCATCCAGGGCTTTGAGGGATGCAGTTGCGGAAACGCGGTCGCCGCGGAAAAGCAAGAGACGGATGGCTTTTTCGGCCTTCCGGGCGATATGCTGCTCCACATATGCGCCAAAGGCCTCTTCACCATATTTGTCCTTGTAGAACTCCACCACATCGCGACCAAGGGTAAACTCGGCGTTCAGGATTCCGGTGGCACAGGTGATGTCCCGGGTGCTCACGTTTTGCGCAGCAGCAGCCTCATCCAGGCTATTGGTGAAGATCAGGTCATCCACCAGGCCGGCATCGATCTTTTCGTCTTTGATCAGAGGCACCACAGTGATATCGCTGAGAGTATCACCGGGTTTGCTGCCGATCACCTCGTCAATGAAGAGGCTGGTGGTATTCGGGGTCAGGATGTTCATGGCTTTACCGGAGTCCACATCAGCAATGCCTTTGTAGATCTCGCGATGGGCACTTTTGACCACCACTTTTTTGCCGTCGATCATCACTTCGGTATCTCCGCCTGCCTCTCCGGGCTCGCCCTTCAGCGATTTGCTGATGGCCTTGGTGACGCTCATGGAAAGCTCCTTGATTTCGTTGGTTAAAGCCTTGATGAGCTCGATGTGGCCGCTGTCTGCGTCCGCTTTTTCGAGCTCGGTAATGCGTCCCTGGAGAGTATCCAGCACTTTAGCGGCTTCCGGAGTGGACTTGTCCCCCAGCGCCTTTCTGATCGCTTCAAACTGGCTCTTCAGTTCGGTAACCAAAGCCGCGTTGCCGTTGGCCGCGGTATCTTCAGCAAGCCCGGCAATGCTCACGCCATTAAACTGGCCTTTTTGCACTTTCTGCCAGAGTTCGCTGTTCAGATTTTCGCACTTCAGCACGGCTACCCAGGCACCAGGCTTGGTATTGGGAAAGCGCTCTTTGTCTTCGGCTTTGAGGATGGAAGTCTCGACGATTACAAACTCCGGGACGGGTTGGTTATTGTGGTTTACGTCGTTCTTGCCCACCAGGCCCTTTTTGGCAAAGTGGTGAGCGGCCTTTTTGACTTCTTCGGCGGTATAGGTGTCGCCCTGGGCATCCACCACATCCGGCTCCATTACAGTTACGTACAGCAGGCCTTCATTGCCTACCGTTTCGCTTTTGAACTTGGCCGTGGCGCCCAGGATACTGCCCTGTTTGCCATCGGCGGATTTGACCACTGCTCCGCGCATATTGGCGGGCTTCATGTCGTCAAACAGCAGAGAGATGAGATCCACATCGACATTGCGAAGGTTGCCCTTCTCAATGCGGCGGCGCTGTTGACGGTTGGGGCTGAGATTAAAAAGCTTCATGCCTTTTCTCCTTTACTTGTTGCGGAGGCCGTCAAACAGCCTCTCATCATCGGTTTTTAGCGTTTCTGTCAGGTTTCCGAAATCAAAATCAGAGGCCTTGACGTTCCAGTTAAATTCATAGTTAAACTCATTTGCCAGAGTAAGCGCTAAACGCTCCTGTAGCGGCCGGATTACGAAGTGATAAAACATGGCCATGTCACTGCGGTTGTCACCGCCAAGCTGGCCCGGAATCAATTGGGATACTATCCTTGCCGGCACCCGGTGATAAGCCAGGATACCTTCTCTAAGGTCTTTCTTCAGGTTCAGGAAGCCGCCTTCGCGATCCTGTTGCCGTAGAGGTTCCAGACGTATCTTCACGTCTTTGTTTTCGCTTTCAATCAGCACAGTGCTGTGGCTCTTGGCGTTGCCTTTGACTTCGGTGAGGGCGCGCTCGATCTCGCTATACGCATCGCTGATCACCTCATTGCCATCCTCATCCAGCGCAGATCCATCACGCAGGGTTCCACCTTCCACGATCATGAAGTAATCAATCATCAGGCCGTTTTTGAAGTTGTTGTAATCAAAGGTCTTAATCTCGCCCAATATCTCGATGTTGATGGCGATCGGCAGGCAGGCCAGGCCCCAGGCGTTTGACCTGTGGGTGGATTTTTTGATGTGCACGATATCGGCATAAGCGTAGTCTGTGCGCTGGTTTTTCCTCAACTGGATATAATCCGGGCGGAAGAAGCCAAACCCATCATAATTCTCCACTATCTGCACCTCAGAGGGGAGCATGCGCTCCAGCCCTACCCACTGTCCACCAGAGCTCCGCATCTTGATCAGGAAGCCATTGCCGCTGGCCAAATAGAACTTCATCATCTCAGCCAGGATAGTGGTCTGGTCTTCACAGGCAGGGAACTCTGCCGCATCCATCCAAGCTTTTACCTGGGTATTAGAGCAGTCAAATTTCATTACAGTGGCCATTGTTAGCGCGTCAATGCAGCCGGAGTGGTATTCATCCAGATCCAGCAGGTTGAGCAGCTTGGCCATAGAATAAGGAGCCGCCACCGTCTTTTTGTCAGCAGCTTTAGAGATGATTGCCTTGCCGATCCGCCGGCACTTGGAGAGATCGACAGCTTCGGTCATGTACTGCTTTTCAATCAGATCAGACACACTGGAAACTGCTATTTTGTAGCCGCCTATGCTCTTTACTATCATGACCCTGCCCCTGTTCCGCTTCGGAGTAAGCTAATCTTGGCAATGCGCACCAGGCGGGCACCATCGATGCGGCCAGTGTAGTATTCAATTTGCGGGAAATCGCGGCCCATGCCGGCAATGTAATATTTCCGGAAGCCTTCTTTCAAAGTGTAGAGATATCCATCCGGATCCGCCACACCCTGGGCATTCACGATCAGGTAAACACTCCATGCCAGATATGTGTTCACGTATTGCCGGGAAGTGCCATTCTTCCCGGTTTCTGCTTCAAGTGTCACGATGGCTGCCGGCAGGCTTTTCGGGATCTCGTCTTTATTAAAAAGAACAGTGCTAATCTCGGCACTATTCAGGGCTGCCTTGATTGCCTCGCGCTCAGTAGTCATTTTACTCACAGTTGCACCTCAATTGAGTCCAGTTGTTCATAAATCCATTGCTGACGGTTCTTAATCACCGTCTCATATACGTTACGTGGCTCTATGCCCTCTCGCCTGATCTTGCCTCGGATCATATATGCCATTTGCTCGATAGTTAGCAGCTTGCCGCTCTTCTTGTCTGTCCAGGCCAAGCCTTTGCGTTCCACCCATGCCTTGAGCGGCGCAATAGGAGTCCAGGACGGCACCTTGCCGCCCAGGACATAGGGCTCATGCCGAACGTTAGAGCCTACTCTGAGAACGATGGAGCCAGGTTGATTTTCCACCAGGTAGCTCGCGTTATCATAGAAGTCTCCTTTGTCATAGATCTTCTGAGCCAGGATTTCACGCCGCGCGTCAGCATCGATCATGCTCCCGATCAGATAAACTCTGCTCTCCAAAGCCTCATAAATTGCCTGGTAGATCTCGCGCATCAGTTCATCAGGTCGGCTATCCATCAGATCACCCCAATCCTGAATCTTTTAGGGGCCGGAGTCAGCTCCCTCTCGCGAGCGATCCCTTCCGGGCTGATATATTCACCCAATGCCTTCAAACCCTTCAGCTCAAAGGTATTGGCCAGCTGATCCATCTCATGCCCTGTCAGTAGCGCAGTGGCACTATTGTCCAGCCCGATAGATTTCACAATACCTTGGCCGAGGGTTTTGAGGTTGAGCAGGTGAGCTGTTTGGGACAGCAAAAAGTAGCTGTAGGCCAGCCGCATGGGATGGTAATATTCGCTTTCTATCACCTGCTCTTCCCCCTCCTCCGGCTCATTTGGTGTGTAGGTTTCAGCATCTTCCAGAGCATCACCGATGGCATAACTCTCCATCATGCTCATCACATAGCTGCTGTGTAAACCCCACAAAGGGTTGTTAGCCATGTCGCTGGGCAGGTTCATCATCATGCAGAAGTCTGTTCCGCTGGGAGGTAAATAAGCCATTGATCTGCTCCTTATCTTTATGCCCAAGCTTTGCTTGCCCTGTTCTGCGGTCAAATCGGCTTGCCCGCTTATGCCACAGTTTCTATCCTACTATCTCGGTTTTAGTTCTGCATTTCCAATGAAATGGCGGAAAGGGAGTGTGAACCCCACTCACTCCAGTGGGATTCCCCTCGCTATCCCGCTCAATCTGGCTTTCCTTTACCCATGGTGCCAAAGCTTTGATTCGTTCCCTGGACTCTTCCAGCCCCTCCGCGTTGACATCGATGTCAATGAGCTGATCGCGCACCTTGAGCGCTACACTTAGCGGATAAAGCTTGTTTTCGCTCACCAGCGCCCAGCAGATGTCACTGGTGCGGTTATCCATCGGGTTCACCAGCCGGTAATACTTGGCCCCGGCTTTTTCATAGCCAGAGAGACGCCCAAACTCCCGTAATCTCAGCGCGGTATGCTCCGCCAATCCCTGCCAGTAATGGGCACTCTTCGGCCCCAGGTCACTGAACTTCTGTTCCAAAAGCGAGGCTAATTGTTCCTTGGTGAATCCCTGCTGAACCGCGGTAGTAAGGGCGTCACGGAAGTCCTGGCTGATGTCACTGCCCCAGTGCTGCCCGATCCAAAACAGATTCTGCTTTTGGATCTGAGACGCCAGGCGCTGATCCACGATACCCCAAAGCCCAATACTGATCTTCACTTTGGGATCCGTCCGCACGTCCTGGATACCCAAGCGCAGGCTACGCTCTACATAAGCCTTAGTGTCAGCAGCCACAGCCATCATAAAGTCATCACCCAGGTTTTGCCCGATCACATCCATCAGCGCGTCAATCGTACGCTTATTTACCCGCTCCGCGCGGGGAAGATCGCTTAGGGCTTGGATGGCAAAGCGGGCAGCATCACGGATCTCATTTAACCAGGCGTTGTTGAGTACCTGGTAGTATTGCAACATTAAGCGATCAAAGTAGTCCATCAGAACCTCAGTCTTCGGACTCTTACTCTGTTCCGGCCAATGTCGTATTCGCTAAAGCGCTCCAAACATCCTGCCAGAGCGTCACATCCATCAACGTAGCCATCAGGATAGGTAAGGAACTGGCTGATCAAGGTGGGCGTGTCCTGTCCTTCAGGAAAGAGCACCTTGGCAGTCTCGATGATGGTCTCGGTGCGTTCAATGCGTAGGTTCTTATTCTCTTTGGTATCAATGCGCTTGATTCGGTGCGATATCGGTGGCAGATGGTGATGGGTAGCCCAGGCGTCAAAATCTGCCAGGATACGTTGCTGCCCGTAGGTGATCTCCTGTGCTGCCCTAAACTTCGCCCTGTAAACGCGGTCAAGCTCATGATAAGCGTCATAGAAGTAACGGAAGAACTTGGTGTTCTCCGTCTGCCGGATCCAGCAATGGATCACATAAAATCTGTCACCATCATATCCGATGGAGATAATGGCTTTATAACAGCCCTTCTCACCCCAGGCGGGATCCGCGTATAGCCAGATCCGTTTCATCTTGGGCGCGTCTGGCAAACTGCGGTAGCGCTTAAACCACTCATTCTTGAAGATATTGCCTTCAATCACCGGCTTGCCCAGCATCTCACGCTGGTATCCGGTAATGCCGTACTTGGCTTTGAGTTCATGCAGCTTCTCTGTGGGGTATTGCTCCGGCCATACAGACCTGCCCTGGGAATCCTCCAGAGAATAACGCAGAATCGCGCGCTGTGGCACTTTCAATACCGTTTGGTGCCCCAAGTCCAGATCAGGATTATCTGCCCTTATTTCTCCCATTATGAGCTCTTGAAACTGACAGATGGCATAATTCGGGTGAACCAGGTTGCCCAGCCATATCACTTTGCCGGGTTCACCAGGATCCAACGCTCCGGCAAGCTCCTGGGTGATCTTGTCTTTTTTACGGCGGCCGATGGTCAAGCTGCCCATGTTCTCTTCTTTGTCGATGTCGTCACAGACGATCAGTCCCGGCCGCTTGGCGGTCTTAGGGTTGATAGTTCCCCGATGGCTCTGCTTGATACTTCTGGCCCGGATCCTGGCTTTGTTCTTCAGGTAGAAATCTTCCTTTTCAGTATCCACAGGGGCCAGCTCCGGCCAATCACTGATCAGCCTGCGGTTGTTCTGGAGTTCGTGCAAGGTAAAAGCACTCCGCTCCACAGCCAAATCCAGATCGGCCGCGGTATGTATCACGTAGCGTTCGCCTTTGATGATCTTCCACAGGGGATATACCACTCCCATCAGCACGGTCTTGCCCAGCCCACGGAAGCCCGTGATGGCCGTAACGCCGTTCCCTGCCTCCACCTCCTCAAACATCTCCTGGTGCATCCAGCCAAAGGGCTTGGTAAAGATGTGCGGGAAGTAGGTTTCGCAGAAGTAGCTGAAAGCATCCCATCCGCGAGAATCCACCCGCGCCAAGCGGTAAACCCTCGCTTGAGGTGTATCCCCAGAAAAAGGGATTACATGCGGTGTTTTAGCCGCAATCTCTTGCAGGGCTTTGTTTTGGCGCTGGATGAACTTAGCAGCCATTTATCCCTTCCGTGGCATCCTGAAGCAGCACCTCAAGTTGAGTGTTTCCGTCTAAACCTACGGCCTCCAGAACGCGCAGTATATCATCCTCTGTGCTCGACTTGGGCACTTCCATGCATTCATAATCAAAACCCTCGGCAGTTTCAACCACATCCCATACAAGGATCAGATTCCGTCCGTAGGCCATAGTGCCGGGCTGTAACGGCAATTCGCTTGTAGCTCTCATATATCCCTCAAGTTAATGTGTAATATCTCTTGTTTTTGATGATTGTGGCGCGAAAGGGGATCTCTTTTTGATACTTCTCTATTTGCTCAATCAGGATGGTAGATCCCGTAAAGATTACTCGTTTCACCCCATCAATCTCCACCTCAAGGTGCAGGCATTTGCTCTCTTTAAACTTGCTCTGCGCGACCTTAAAGCCGGTGATCACTAAGCTAAGATTTACTGCATCATCCAGACGCATTTTGTCACCTTCAAGCGGCTTTGTTTCGTCACAGAAATCGCTAAAGCTCTTCACCGGAATACCCTTTGCATTGGATTGCGAACGCCCAGTTGGGCACATGCTTCGCTAATTACCAGCGTCACTTCACTGTCGATATGCATTTTAATCAGATTGAGACTGTTTGCCGGCTTTAGCCAGCCGTAATAGCTCATAATACTGCTGATAGCTTTCTGGCCTGTGATGCGCCGAGCCCTAATTAACGCCACTTGCTTTTTGAATCTGACCGAGATTGATTTTCTGACCAGGGTATATCCCGGGAAAAAACGATATCCGAGGAAATCTACCCCTCTGGTTTTTACGGGAAAGACCTGCCAGTTGCTCTTCAATTCCAGCAACAGGCGCTTATCCAGGTACTCCGCCATTTCTGCGCGCAGGGAATGCAAATAGTGCTTATCTCTGTGCAAGAAAATCATGTCATCACTATAACGAAAGTAGTGCTTAACCCCTTTGGTTTCCTTGATCCAGTGGTCAAAGGCACTCATGTATATGTTGGCAAAATGCTGTGATAGATAGTTCCCTATCGGGATCCCGCTATCGGTACTGTCAATGATGCCATCTAAAAGTTCAATCGTTCTGATGCACTTAATCTTGCGCCGTACAATGTTCTTCAACACGTTATGATTCACAGAAGGGTAAAACTTCCGGATATCAACCTTAAGGCAATATAGGCCACGATCATGGCGCAACACGCGCTTAAGCTTCTTAGCCGCCTTATGGATGCCCCTACCCTTAATACAGGCATAAGTGTCAGCTACAAGTGTGTGTGTCCAGATGCCTCCAATCACCTGCAAAATGGCATGGTGAACGATTCTGTCCGGATAGTAAGGCAAGCGAGAGATCTCTCTTTCTTTTTTGCCACAGAGACGTTTGAACACATCATATTCTCCGGTTTTATATGTCCCAGAAAGCAGTTGCTTGCGTAATGCGAATATGTGCCCTTCCACATCTTTGTCCACCATTCGCACTTCTTTATACCAATCCTTGCCCTTTTTGGCATTTTGATGAGCCAAGGTCAAGTTGTCAGTGCTTACGATCTGATCAAACAAGCTCCCATGTCGCTTCATTTTGGCCTCTGCTTATTTGCGCCCGGAGCTTTCGCTTGCGCTACCAGCACCTTTGGGCTTGCTTTGTGTTTCACCAAGGGGTGGGGTCGTGCACATACAGTATGGGTACATAAGCTTAGCTGCCTGCCGATATTCGCATTCGTCGTCGTAACGCCGTTATTCGCATTCACGCAGAACGCCCCAGTGTTACCACTGTTATTCGCATTACCGCTGACTGCCACGACACGCATTGTGCACAACCTAAAAATCTCATAAGCAGAGCCGCCCGCCGAAATTCGCAGCCGTCGACGTCACGCCGTAATTCGCATACACGCAGAACGCCCCAGCGATACCACCGTAATACGCACTACCGCCGACCGCCACGAGACGCAGACCCGCCCCGCCTGTATTGTAGTATCTATCACTTATCCCGATAGTTTGGGAAGCAGTGCCACCAGTGCCGGCAGGATAAAACAGGCTGCCCAAAAGAGTCGGATTCCACTTGTGAATATACCCGGAAGCCGGTGCTGCTTGATCGCTCGCCATCAGCTCGTGATTGGTGATATCGCCACTAAACTCGCCGCTTTTTGCGTAGATGCTCACAGAACTCGTGCTGGCAAAATTAAGAAGGATGCCGTCGACCCACTTGAATATGTGGCCAAAGTATGATTCAATGCCGCGATAACTCAGTACCACATCGTCCCATTCCAACCCGGAATCCCGAACGATTGAGACATTGTTGATATCTCCGATGTAGTCCATTGATGGCGCAATGATCAGCTCCTCTTTAGATTTTGCTGTCACATAGAATGACTTATGCACTCCCGCGCTTAGAGCCAGGCTCTCCCCACCAAAAAACGCAGTGACAGTGCCTTGAGTGGCTGTGTATAGTATTTTCACCCTATACGTCACCCCATCAGTTGGCACAAATCCGGTGAATTCCAGTTTTTCGTCTATTCCGGGGGCATGGCGATACTTGGCCCCGTCCTTTACCCATCCTGCCGGCGCGTCAGGTAATGCCCCCACGATATTTTCCGTCGGCAAAGGGATGCTGTATACTTCGGTCAAGTTAATCCCGCCTGATTTATTGCCCAAGCTGTTCGTCAACCCGGTTGGAACAATTGGGTAGTATTGATCTGTCGAGTTGCCCGCCACTATAGACAGCCACTGGCTGCCATTGATGTTGGAAAGCCCCTTGCCAGCATCTCCCGTCAAGGCGGACTGGCTGTTCCACGAAGCATACTCTACCACCATTAGCAGCTGTATTGCATGATGCAAATATGCGTCCAGCTGTCTCCACGAGGAATCATCGGTATTGCCGTCCACTGCCCGGGCAGCGTCACGGAACGCCCTAATATTCATTGAGCTACATGGTAGATATCCGGGTACAGAGGCCAATGAATCCCCAGAAGCGTAGTTATTGAATTGAGATACTGCTCTATCACCCACATCACCGGCTACCCAGTCATATCTGTTCACCGGTTGCCCAGATTTTTGCAAGACTCCCTCGAATGCCCCCACATAGCGATAGGGGACTTCGATAAGCGTGCCACTAACGATCTTCCGAAACGCAGGATGTAACGCGAATCCGGAGGATGGGCGGGGAGATATCCACATCTCTATCCAATCACCGTCAGATAGGATTTTATACCAAAACTTAGGTATCTGTACCATCACGTTTCCGTCCTGAACTGCGTAATCAGTGCCGTCAGTGTATTTCGTGCTGTCAGCAGGATCCAGGTAGCGCACCGATAGATTTGCCCCGACTACGCAACGCCGCATCCGGCTCTGCACAGAGCAAAGTCGTTTTATCGTGGGGACATATGCGGGCATCGGGTTATCCGCCTCAGACCATGTTAGCGCGCCCAGTGTGTCATTATACAGCGAAAGGGTGCCCAATCGCTCAGCTCTGCCCGCGTCAGCCATCCTGGGATCTTCGGCGGGAAGATCGCCGGGAATCAACATGTTCATCTTGACGCCATAAGCCGCAGGATGATATCCGTCGCTCCCCAGTCTCAGTTCATGCGAAAGCTTCACTTTAGAACCCGTAAACTACCAGCACCATGTCAGATCCGGCAGGGATCGTGATCTTGGTGAAGTGGCTCACATAAGTCCAGCCATCCGGTACAACGCCGTTCAAAAGGCTCAGGTTCACCCCCTCGCCATCTATTTCAAAACTGGTATCATCGTCAGGGAAGTCCGCGCCGAAAATACTAATACCGCCAAAGGTGCCATCCAGTTCTGTCCCGGCACCATGCGGAAATCCACGGTCAGGAATGGATTGCATCGTCTTTTTTGTTATACTTCTGCTTGCTTTATCTTGAGCCATTGTGTCCTCCTAATTATCTCGTTTCGTTCTTTTCGGGGGCAATCTGCCGTCATTCATAAGATTACATTCTATCTTGTTCCACCAGCTATCCAGCTTGGTGTCCAGCGCATCCAGATATCGATCAAAGCGCTTATCCAAAACCGCCTCAAAATCATCCATTATTTCCGCTTTCAGCCCGGTCACTAACAACTTCAGATCTTCATGAGCTTTCTTCAGTTCCTTGTGCTCGCTGTACGCAGTTTTATAGAGCCAACTCATCACACCGGCATATAAGCCAAACAACACGAAAAGAACCTTCAGTAGAGTGTCAGCAGCCATAACCGCGTCCTAAAAGGGCCAGGCAGCCGGGCAAGCTGCATGGTGTTGGAGAGGTACCGTGCGGGGTATAAACTATCATTGATTCCTCTGTCTCAAATACTCGGCCAGATCCATCAGATTGGCCTGAAATTGTTTCAAAAGTGCAGTCAGCTCACGTTCAATCATGAAGTCAGTAGTCTGGTCAAGGAACTTCACAATGTATTCATTCAGATCTTTGCCTGGAGCCTCGCGCTTCTGCTCCTGCTTGATGATGCTCACCAAGCTCTGAAGCGCGGTGTTTTTTGGGTCTTTGGCATATTCCCGGAGGGCTACAATCAGAGCCTTCTTCCGGGCCACGGAGATATCCCTGGTCAGCCTCCGCTCCTCACCCTCGATTTTGTCCCAACCTCCGGCCTTAATCCATTTGCCCACCGTGATCGGGCTGCAATCCACCAGCGCGGCCAGTTCCCGAGCGTCGGTCTTGCCGCTCAGGTAGGCCTCAAAGGCCATGTCCTTTTTTTCTCTGAATGCTTTCGTGTTACTCATGTGCCAAGCTTTGCTTGCCAGTATATGCCGTCAAATCGGCTTGCCCGCTTATGCCACAAAAAAAACCCCGGCTCATCACCGAGGCTTTCATTTTACTCATCTTCAGGTTTCACCTTTCGCCTCTCCAGATATTGGTTCAGCTCCGCTCCCTCCACCCTGAGCGCTCTGCCGTGCGGTCGAAAGGCCGGAAGTGGATCATCTATATCCCGGATCATGCGATACACAGTACAGATGTCCACGCGCAGCTTCTTCGCGATCTCATCCGGGCGGTAACTCCTGTCACTACGGAACAATTCAGCCATTGGGGGTCTCCTTTTTAATCTTGGCATATTCTGCTTCAGCCCAGGCCGGAACCTGCTTCTTGGCCACCGCCATCATCATTCCCGGCTCTTTGCGCATCTCTCGGATCCGCTTCGGCATCGGGTATTTCTGCAAGCTCTCAGCGTCCGGAAAGCGCACAGTCCAGCGCATGAAAGCCAGCCATGATTCGTGAGCATGCCAAGACTTAGCCATGAGCTCGCTGATCAGCGCCTCGCGCTCGGTGTCCACAACTCTCTGCTCACTGATCCTGCCAGCCTTAACCTGTTTGCGCTTATCGTTCAGTTCCCGCCTTTGGCGATCCATCTTCCACCACTGCGCAAGATACTCATCAAAGTGGCTCGGACGGTACAGAGTGCTGGGCCGCAGGCAATGCTCCATCTTCTCGTCACCCATCCACTGCATGATCTTCACCTCGTGAACCCTGCTGAAATCTTCCGGAGTGTATCCACGCTTCAGCAGATTGATGATCATGCTCTTTGCCGTGTCTGTGGCCCCAAAGCGGCTGCCTGTGCGCTTATTCAGGTCGGTGAGTATGAAGAGCACATCAGAGTCGAAAAGTGCCCCAGAATCGCTGTTATTGCGTTTCATGCGCGCGGTTCGGATCACGGTGCTGAGCCACATGCGGAAGCGGCGGGCAAGCTCTTCCCCACCCACCAGCTCTTCCGCCATCTGCCAGAGTTCTTTCAGCTCTGCCATTTGTGCCTCACAGTGCCGCAAAGTCCAGGACTATGCTCTTCAGTTTGCCGTCCTCTCCGGATTCCTGGAAGTAGAAGTAGGTCTTTGTGGATTGAACTTTTTGGCTATCGGCAATGAGTTCCATCGCTTCCTGCCATAGCTTGTCATCCACTTTCATTTGCCGGAGACCGATCAATTGCTGAGCGTCAACCTCCCCTTTGCTGTCCACTTTGAACGCCCGATTCACCAAGGCCACGATCAGATCGTCAGATCCTTCGCTTCTGGCCTCGATCACCTTATCTATCTTGGCCTTAGCCAGCTGAAGTTTTTCATCAAATGTCCACTTCTTTGCGATGCGCACCACGATGGCCTCATCCATACTGAAGTTGTACAGAGTGGTGCCACCAACCCATTCTTCACCTTCGCGCTTGGCGCTGTCTTGCAAGAAATCCGCAATCTCTTGCTCCATCTGCCGCTTGGCGTTTTTGATCACCATGTGGAGCTGCCGGGCTTTATTCACCAGGTTACCAACCATGATGTCCCGGCTCTTATCGCTTTCTTTGATGTATTTCTCAGGAACCTCAAGCCCCTGCCCGTCTATCCACATCACCAGCTTGCCACGTTTTAGTTTCTTAGCCATTCTGAACCTCCTTCAAGGCTTTATATCTCTCTTCCAATGCAGACACATAGCGCTCTTCGTCTGCGCTGCTCCAAGTGCCCTGAGCGCGTTCCTGTGCCCGGATCATCATCCATACTTCCATGTAATAGGGCTCCGTCTCCGCCACAATCAGATACTCTTTCCCGCTTGCCAATACTTTGTTTAGCTGGGAGTATCTGGCTTTACTGGTCACACGAATCTCCCCTTCGTGCCGCAAAGCTTCAAACCGCTCACCAATACCAAGAACATCATCCTGACGCTTGCCCTCCCAGGGAAGGATAGCATCTTTCGGCACACTTCTATCAATCCCGATATCCGGGATTTCCGCCGGGACATCAGGATTGATTACAGCCTTCTTGCTCACGTTCAAGCGGCGCTGTTGAGAGATAGGTCGGCCATTTCGCCATACCTCAAAAGCCCGCTTGCCGTTCGGCAGCTTCGTGCTGGGGTTCAAGATTCCGGTTCCGGCGCACACCATGCACCGGGATGTTCTGGGATCCCTGGTTACAAATTCATATTCCTGCGCGTCCTCTTTCACTGTGCCGGTTCCCTGGCACACCGGGCATCTGGGCTTACCGGTCGGCATTGGTCTCCTCCGCTTCAAATTGCTTTTGCAGCTTGCTGATATCAACCTTCAGCGCTCCGAGATATAAGGGATCCATTTTAGTGGGGGAAGTGAACAGTAACGCGAGCTTGAACTGCATCTCAGACCATGTGCAATTGAACTGTTCACACATGAATTGCTTCCATTGATCCACCAGAATCTTCTTCAAATCCGGATCTTCCGCTTTGGCATCTTCTTTCCGCCTCTTAACCTCTGCCTTCAGCTCAGGAATGGGTAGATAAGCCATTTGCAGTAGCTCTTCCCGTGCCGCAATATCGGCCTCCTTCGCCACCAGCGGCGCGATCATGATCAAACGATCCATGCCGATCTCTTTCAGCGTTTCTTCATCCTGATCCATTTCGCCGATAAAAAGATCCTGGATCTTGATCAGCTTGTTGGCCAGGCCCAGGCTGATGTTGTGTTCCTGCTCAATGTAGTCCCGAAAGCTCTCATATCCCTTGAAATGATACAGCTTCCTGGCTTTGATGTGAGCAAATAGCTGCCCCATCTCAATAAACTTGCCTTCCAGGTCATTAAGCAGCTTATACACCGCGTCTAAGCTATCCTGGATGCTCTGAATTTCTCTTTGATGTGTCATTGTATTACTCCTCTTTTGCGTTGTTGAAAGTTACTTCTATCTCTTCGGGCTTCAGGATTGTTACCTTGAGCTTGTTATATACCTTTATCTGTACCCTGCCTTTGGAAAGGATCTCACATATTTCCCAGACGCCCCACATGATACCTACAAGCGGGACGGCCAAGATAATCGCTGCCAACAACATCGCTACACCTCATCCGCGCGCAATCTGCGCTTCGCCGTTCTACCATTCACCATCCTGTATTCCCATATCTCGCCACGATTGGCTCTGCGTTCGGTGTAGCTGATATGTACCCAGGAACCATACTCATCAATGAGTTGATCGAAGGGAATCCCGGCGGCGATGATCCGCCGCATAACCTCGCGGACGCTAAGCCCGGTGACGTTAAAATCGCAAGCTTCCCCTTCCGGATGCTGGCTGGTGGCACTTCCGCCCACGGCGGTATTCACTGGCCAGGTGCGATAGACGGAGCTGGGACTGATCGGTACCCCGAAGAGCTCCCGGATAGGATCCATCACCTTCCGCAGGAACACCTTTAATCGCTCGACAATCTCTCTACTGGGCTGATTGCTTAGCCCCAAGGCCTTGGCTTTCCGGCTGCGGATACACTCGGCAAGGCTGAAGTATTTACTCAGCATCATCTTGCTCCTCCTCATAATCCGGAAGTGGGCAATCCGGGCTAATCCCCATCAGCTTCACAGCCCGCCCTGTCAGTTTGCAGAGCACACGCCTGAGAGCAGTCACCCACTGGCCGGAGACCTTCCTTTTAGCCATGATCTGCTTCTTCTCCGGGCAGCTCATGCAGCTCGTGATCGCCATGCTCACCACGCCATTATCCCACTTTTTCATGTTTCCGCTCCTGTAGTTTGGCCTCAATTTCCAAGGCCAGCTTCCTATCGGAATCCCGCATCATAATCCGGTACCAGGCATATTCATTCTGAACGTCCACATACTTCTTTAGCAGCTCAAGCTGCCTGTCCTGCATTTCCATCATTGCCTGGCCTTGCTTCACCGCGTCTTTAGCCTGCTCAAATAGCGATTCCCGCAGCATTGCGCTGTTCAACCTCGCGTCCATCAAGTCCTTGCTTGCTCCCGCGATGATGACCAATATCATGCCCGTGGCGATCAGGGCATATAGTCCCAGGCCAATCAATACTCCAATCGGAATTTCAATCATCATTCCTCTCCTTTACCTTTTGTTATATCTTCCAGCACCGCAATCACTTGCTTGCGCTCGTCTTTATCCAATATGTTCCAATGCGTTTTCTTGAATTGTATCACCAAAAATTGTCTCAGCAGCCCGTCACTCCAGCCCGCTTCCTTTTGCAATCTATACATATACCTCCCCTGCTTGTCATACCGGAACTCTGCTGGCCTCTCCCGCCGATATCCGCTAATGATCTGATACAGCTCTTCCAGCCGCGCTTCCGGCAATTCTCGCAGGCTGCGCCCATATCCCAAGCCTTCCATCACATAACGGAATACATATTCGCTCCATTTCAACCTGCTGATCCGGTGCGCCTGGATCTTCTGCCGCAGTTCCCTGCATCTGTGGCTATCGAATATATCCCTGGCATTATCCACGTTGTGCCTCCCTCATGTTTGGTTTTTTACCCTTGCTTCGGCCTCTGGTTCTGCGACCGTCATCATCTGGCCACCTGAGCCGCCCTAATATCCCCTTCTCTATCACGCTGCCCAGTTTGGCTATTGTACCGGCGCTCGCCGTAGCGACCAATGTAGAAGCGTCATCCTGAAGCTTACCCTTAGGATTCGACACGTCTCGTGTCGAGTTAACCCGCACGTAACAGCCCTCTTCATACCCCACCAGCCCGATCGACGCCAAAGCTTCCAGATAGAGATACGCATACTGTCTGCTCACTCCCATCACCTTGGCCAGCCCCCGCACATTGCTGATGCTCTGGCTGTCCAGGATGCTCAATACCCGCTCCCCAACCTCGCCGTTATAGCTCCACAGCATATTGCCGTTCATCCTGCTCAGGTTCACCCGATCCGGACGCGCCGTAACATATATCCCCGCCTCGACCTCCATGATCCTGCCTCTAAACATCAGCCTGGTCACCACCGGACGCACCTGCTTCCGCGTCCGGCCGATCATCTTACAGAGGATGTCTATGCTGAAGGGCTTGCGATACTGCTCCACGAAGTTCTCCACCAGCTTAGTGGTAGAAACCCTCTCGTTGGAGTTCAAAGCGCTTCTCCCAAAGCCTTGCTTATCTCCATTATTCACCGCGCTTTGGACTTCAACCAGCGCATCCGCCGCAACCATCACCCTTAATTCTTCACTCTTCACTTTCCTACCCCTCCAAATCCCGCACACTGATCTTGCTCAGGCTCTTCACCTTGGCCACGGCTTCCAAACTGTGGATCAGCTTGATCGTGTCGCGCAAGGTGCCCTGGTTGCGCTTGTGTATATAGTCCACGATGTCCTCGCCAAATTGCAACTCCATCACCGTGGCGGCCAGGATCGCAATGTCCTTCTTGTTCGGGCTCTGAAACTCGCAAAATACTCCGCATCTATCGAAGTAATAGCGGTTTATCTGATACAGCCGATCCTTCGCGTTCTGCATCCCCACCAATATCACCACTGCCAGGGTCTCGTCCACGATGTCCCGGATGGCACTCAGGATCTTCTGCTCTTTGAACGCATAGTCGATCTCATCGATCACGATCACCACCTCAGGATGTTCTGCCAATATCCCGATCACGCTGTTGTATATACTGGCCGCGCTCCCGATCACCGGGTTATTACCCATGCCAAGATGTGCCAATATCGCCTTTTTCAGCGCCACCGCGAAGGTCTTGGGCGTCATCCAGGCCTCCAGCCGCAGATAGATGTATCCCCGGCTATATGCCATCCGTTGCGCGTAAGTGGTCTTACCCAATCCCGGATGCCCGTAGATCAGCCCCAGCCCCACCATCTCCAGCTTCGGACGGTTCAATAGATAGTCCACGCACTTATCGGCATTGACTACGTTGCCCAGTCTCGCCAATTTACCTTGTTTCATTGTCTTACCTCTCTATTCCTATGATTTTTTGCATCTCACTAAAGCTCACAGTCCCGGCCAAATCACCCTCGTCTTCCCCCATCAGATCTTCCAGAGTGATCACCTTGCCCGTACGGTCGGACGCCGTTCCGACCTCTTCACTCTCTGCCACCTGCAGGCTGCCACCTGCCGCATCCTTAGCCATCTCCTCCAGCCGCATCACATCCTCATTCACGTCATAACGCTTCTGTGGTGGCGGCATCATCGGAGGCTGCGTAAAGCTCGGCATCTCTTCACCACGCTCGACCTTGTTTCTATCGATAATCTCTTGATTCTTTGCCACTTCTGTATCCACGGCCTTCTTGGCGATTGTTACCAGGCGTTTGGTGTCCTTTTTGATCCGGCGCTGAATCCCGGATATCTCGCGATCCTCTGCCCATAGCTTCTGAGCGGCCAAGGGGTTATCCATCTCGGCAAATACCCAACCGCATTGGCTCTCACGCATTGTAGCCTGGCAGATGTAGCGGCTCTGCATATCATAGACCAGGATAGATCTCAGATCGTTGTAATCGTAACGGATCACCACACTCTTACCGATATGGTTCACCAGTTCAGGAGCCCAATAGAGGTTCTTGTAGAGCACAATGCCCTCTTCACGCAGCCGTTTCCGCTCTGCCGTCAGCATCAGGAAGTTGAGCTCTACCGGGTTCACAGCCCTCTCCGGGTTCCGTTCCGCGGCGGCAAATACTTCGTATGGCTTGGCCTTGATGCTTTGGTGTACCGTCATGCCGTATTCCCAGCGGATCCATTCATAGATGCTGGCCATACATTCCTTGTAATCCATAGCTTGGGCACCATACATCTCTATCATCCACTTCTCGTTTCTGGCCATGTGCGCGGGCTTGTTTTGGATGGACGTGCCGCAATAACTGGCCTGGCGCTTCTCCCACTGGTCTTGCATGGTTTTGAAGAAGCGTTCAACGACCTTTGCGCGGGCGTTGTATGCCCGGGCAAAATGGGCATCGATGCCGAGCTTGGGAAATATCCCTGCGAGTTCTTTCTCCAGATCGTGCTCTTCCCAGGCCTTATTGAAGAGCGCGCTGCGGAATGCCTTACCGTTATCCAGGTAGAAGAATGGGGGGATATATTCACTGTGCAGCAGTGCGTTTCTTACCGCGGTCAGGGTATGCGCGCTGTCCTCTGTGAGAGCCAGGCTCATCCCCACCGGGTACCGGCTGCCCCAGTCAAAGATCATTATCAATGTGGGCCTGAAGGGCTTGCCGGTGATCGGGTGCTTAACAAATACGCTCAGCTGATGCCCATCCACTACAAAGACCTGGAGCGGCTTAATGCTGCTGTCGTCGCGCTGGACGGATTTCACTACGGTGTCTTTCAGCGCCTTATCACCTTTTCTCCCCTGGACCCATATCGCTGGATTATCCTCGGCAAAGTCCCGGCACCAGCGCTTCAAGGTGGGGATGCTGCTGGGGCTTTCGTGAGCGCCCAGGGCAGCTTGCGCCTTCAGCTCGCGAATGGCGGTCATGATCGGCTTCTCCCACCCGCAAAGCAGCGCGCCGGTCAAAAACTGCTGTTCAATGTATGTCACCTTCCGGCCCCGGATCTTCGCAGTGTTCTTGTGCACCAGCTCAAACATATCCTGGTCACTCTTCTGCCACTTACTATACCAGTGCCTCAACCCCCGCTCACTCCGCTTGCCCTTGAGGCGGCGAAGCTCCGGAACCAGGCATTTCTCGTTAAAGTCGCTGGTGATCTTGGCCCATTCTGCCGTCTTACTCTCTGCCTCAGCCAATCTGCGCTCCACTTCACCCATAAATAAAGCAAATAGCTGAGCTTCATCCATCCGGTGATACGGCACAAAATCAATTGTACCGGCGCTCGCCGTAGCGCCTATAGTAGAAGCGTCATCCTGACGCTTGCCACCAACTCTTAAGGATTGCTTAACAGTTGCGTCGGCTTCAGTGGTTCCGTATGGTTCGCATGGTTCGCATGGTTCCGCACTTTCTGAGGTTCCGCAGTTCCGCAGTTCCGCAGTTCCGCACTCTGGTTCCGCACTTTCTGAGGTTCCGCAGTTCCGCAGTTC